TGACGCTGTCATTGCGAGCGTAGCGAAGCAATCTCGTCTGAGGCGGATAGGTGCATGATCCCACGAGATTGCTTCGCTCCGCTCGCAATGACACAGCATAGGTCGCAAGTTGGGTTATTCCTAATCCCTGTAGTTAATCATGCAGGTGCACCACCGCCTCGATGCGGCCATAATGCACCAACAAATTGAAAAACATATAGGGCCGGTTTTCCACCAGCCGGGCCGACTCGATCCCAGCCACGGTGCTATTGAGAGTCTCGTCGCCCCAGAACTGCCCCATAATATCGTCAAGCTCGTCATCATGGGCCTCCTGCGAGTCCGCGTCCTGGTAAGTCCGGCGTACTTCGATAATGATCGTATTGCCCCAGTCCGCGGCGTTGCCGGATTCCGGATCAAGCTCCCCAATCGACCGGGTAACGGTACAGCCGTGCAGGATATTGCCATCCTGCCACGCGGCCTTCATGAGCGTGCCGGTCGGCGTCAAAGGCATATACTTATAAGTATTCGTAATGCCCAGGGCCTTGATCTGCGTGATGAGTTCGTCAATTACCGGAGTGATCGTCATTGGATCGGTTTTACTCTGTCCTTCTCCTCTTTTCGGGCTTTTCTCGGTTTTCCGGGTTTGTGTTTCAGGCGTTCGATAGCCTGCAGCACTTCCCCGACCGTGGCCTTCGGTTCAAGATCCAGCACCGCCGTAATCTCCACATACCCTGCGCCCGGCAGGGGGTTGTTTAGATAGTTTGTCATAGTTTTTAAGAATCTAACCACAGAGGGCACAGAGAAGGCACAAAGAACACAGAGAAACCCTTTGTGTATCTCTGTGCCTTCTCTGTACCCTCTGTGGTTAGATTTTCTTTTTTTATAGTTCTCATAGCAACCTCAGTAGTTCTTCGCTGACGTGCACGCCGATTTCGTCAAGCAAGTCTTTCACTTTGGAAATATTCTGCTCCCATGCCTCGCCAAACATCTTATGAGGCTTGATGCCCCTTTTGGTCCCGAATTCTATTGGCGGACCGTACACCAGGGGCGTACTAACCAGCCCTTCCAGGGCCACTCCGCTGGTACGCACCTCGCCAAAGGTGGAACTATACAGCGCGCCGGTGTCGACGGGCGTGCGCTTCTTGACTTCGCTCTCCAGAAAGGCCACAATCAACTCCAATTGATCCTCGATCTTCTGGGTGCCGACCTTATCCATCCGCGCCGCCAGACGCTCCAACCTCCCGGCATTCTCTTCCGCCCCGCTCAGTTCAATTTCAAATTCCACCTAAAACCCTTCCTATTCTTGCTTATTCCTGATTCCTGTAGTTATCCCCGTCACCCGTGAAACAACAAAGTCTGTTCCCTGACCCATGCCTTCTGTCCGCTGGCCCCGCTGCCCTTGACAGTCTGATTGTACCGGGCGCGCAGATCCTTACTGAGCGACCTGTAATAACCGCTTTTATTTTTAAAATTAATGACTTCCGTACCGATAGACTGATCTATCATTTGCGCATAGGCTGCGGCCAGCCTGAGACAGGCATGGCACGCAGCCAGGTCCATCAGAGCCGCTTCATCGCCGGAGGGAACCGAGGACGCGAGGGCCGTGACGGTATGCGGGACCGTGTATTTGACTCGGTACGTAGTGGTGAGCGCAAACGTGTCGAACGACCAAAATATAACCGGATCTTCCGGGGCCGGATTCTGGATCACCTGGTAACGACTCGGGTGTATCAGGGTCGGCTCATCGTCGCTGTTGAGCTTGTCAAGCCGCGCGATTTTGGAAAACTCAGAATCCCAACTGGCCGGAACCGCCAGGAAAGAGGTATTGTCGCCCGCGCTTTCTTCCACCAGATAACGCGGCCTGACCCTATTATATTCCGCCAGGGCCTGGGCCACACACTCCTCTCTGATAGTCTGGGAGAGCTTGCTCTCCTCATCCTGTATGCGCTCATCAACGCCGGTCACGAAATCGGTTAAGGTGCTCATGTTTTTGCCACAGAGATCACAGAGAAAGATTTTTCTTTTCTCCGTGTCTCCGTGTCTCTGTGGCTATCCTTCTACGCCGCGTCCGCCATGTCATCAAATACCTGATAGTAAGCAATCGCTCTTACAACGCCGCCACTGAAAGTATTGGAATCCGGCGTAATGGCGATGTCAACCTCACTGGCGGCAATAGCCGTGGCACCATTAGCATCAAAAGGTTTATTAACTTTTGTCTGCTTTGCGAATGCCTGGCCGGTCGTAATCGCCTGCGTTGAGCCGCCGCTGTAAGCAGCATCCCAACTGGTCGCTCCGTCGCCAGAGGTGATCAAGGTATCCACGCGCAACTGAACGCCCAAAAGCAGAGAACCGGTGGGCACATTGATCTGAATCGTAGTTGAGGCTCCGCTCAGGGTGGCCGTGGCCTCAGAGATCTTAGTGATCAAGCCTCCGGTCGTTCCGGGCGCGATGTCGAGGTTTCCGATGACGTCTACCTGGCCATCGGTATCATTCTTAATAATCTCTCCGTTTTCCATCACCAGGTTAGCCGAAAAGTCGATTGTGGACCCATTAAAAATAATGGATTCGCCCGTCAACGTGGCTCCCGTGACATTCCAGCCGAAAAGATGCGCTCCGGATGTGATGGACACGGTCTCGGCATATGCTCCGGGGGCCACGATAATCACATCCCCGGATACGGCTGCCGTGTTGGCCGCTGCAATGGTCTTGTAGGGATGCGCCATGCTGCCGTCCGCTGTGTAGCTATCGGTGCGGTCGCCATCCACAAAGAGCACATCCGTCAAATAGGCTTCTTCCGCATTGGCCACGGCGATGGCCGCGTCAATCAAATTGCGGAAAGCCGATTTTGCTGTGTCATATGAAATACTCATAAGTTTATCCTCCTTCTTTCCTATTCTTTCTTATTCCTAATTCATGTAGTTATCTCTTATCCTTGTTTAATCCCTGTAGTTACGCCACAATCGAAGCAGCCAGGCCGCGATAATCGACAACGCAGCCGCCATACTCATGCCGCACTTTGTACTTAATGCGGTCATTGGTGAAAACTTCGGCAACGCCCGGATTATCTTGCAAGAGCACTTCCGGCTGTTCCTGGTTGTCCAAAAATCCGATCTCAATTGTCTCGTACATTTTGGGATCGACGCTCATGTAATAGTTATTCGTGTCCGCCCTTAAATAAGCGGCATCCACAACGATCAATTCGAGTCCCAACCAGTTGATAAAGTTGCGGTCGTTCACCACATCGCCCGGTTTGAGTTCGCTGTCAGTCAAGGCCCGTGCGGTCGCCTCGAGCTCTTTGGGCACGATCATATATTTCGGCTCCAGGTCGAGCGGCTCGCTGCTGTCGGCTTCGGCCTGCGCTGCGATCAAGGCCCGCAGGGTAAGCATATTATCGAAGGTCAGAGCGGTGGTCTGGATATTGCTATGCCCACCTACATACAACACGCTGCCGTCATAAATATTGGTATCGTTGATCGCCGATGTATAGCTCAACAAAATGTCGAAAACAAATTTTTGCAGAGTGCGGTGCGCGGCGCGATTTGCCTTTTGGATAAGCCGTTGTACGAATCCGATGTCATCATTTTTGATAACGCGCCTGGAGATCACCAGGATTTTCCCGCGTGTGCTGACCGCATACGAGGCGTCGTCATCGGTGTTGACCGTGACTTCGGTATAGGCTCCATCCTCGGCCACGACCGCCAGATCTTCCAGCCCGCCGACCTGCACTACGTATTGATTTTTAAAATCCGGGATTCCGCCGGGGCGGATATTTACCAGCTTTTGCCAGGGCATTTCTTTCGCCTGGTAGAGGTTGATCAGCCTGCGGTGCAGCGTGTTGGCCAGGGCTTCGGCGAAATTCGTGGTCTTGAAAGTCGCCGCCTGAATCAGCACGCGCCCGTTGACACGCTCGCCGTCGCCCGTATATTGATGATAGGCTGTTTTTAGGGAGCGAAACGGCGCGATCCCCTGCCAACTGGATTTTTCCCCGTCGCTGGCCTGTACCTGAAAAAGTTTATCCAGGGCGATCTGGCCTTTGTCCGGCGACTCGAAACCCATGCTGATAATGCTGCTGTCGCCGTATGGCTTTGGCTTTCCGGCGTCAGGGCTGGCGGAAGCCAGGAGTTTGCGATAATCGCTGATTTCTCCGCGGATCTCCTTATCCGTCAAAACACGCCCGTCCAGCCGCGAGGCCAGCAGGGTGCGGGCGGTGGGGTTTAGCCCCGGCTCCGCGTCAAGCAGCTCTTTTACCCGCATTCGGGAAAGCTGCAGATCCAATTGTCTTAATTTTTGATCCATCTTTTTGGCTCCTTTAGATGCCTTTACATCCTCTTCCTCTTCCTCTTCCTCTTCCTCTTCTTCCTCTTCCTCTTCTTCCTCTTCTTCTTCTTCCTCTTCCGGTGGAAAAGCTGCGATAACAGACTGCATCATAGCATCGGCAGCGTCATCCTGGCCCTCGGAAAGCAGTTTGTGAAGCGAGACAAAAAGCTTCTGATCCACCCCGGACATAGCCACAGGCACGCTGTCGCCGGTGACTCCGATCGAAGCCAGCATACTGAGCGGCGAGCCATCCGTGCAGGTCATGCCCTTCGCTGCGAGAAGGTCTTTTAATGTTTGTGTAATCATGAGAATTTCTCCTTGTTTTTGCGGGAGTGATTGTTTTGCGGCGCTCGCGCTCGCAAGTAAAGCCCGGAAGTACCCGCCTGCCCCCGGTCTGGTTACGATGTCGATTGATTCGATCTTGTCTATTTTCAGGATTTCGAGGACTTTGCGCCCTCCGTCCATAATCCTTTCTTTTACATCGCCTTCTTTGGCTGCGCCATTGATGCTCAGGCCGATCTTGCCTAACATACCCGCTGTAGTGGCCTTTAAGAGCACCTGTTTGAGGGTTTCGCTGGCGGCCCGGAAAGAGGCGATGATCCCGGTCTTGCCGGTTTCGGGGATAATCTCAACCCTCGGATTTTCGGCCACGCCAACAACATTGCCGATGATCACACCTTCGGGGTATTCCTTGCGGATCTCGCCCGCCAGGTGATCCTGGTAGCCGCCATCAAAAACCAGATTCTGGACCCATACCTTTTCAAAGGCCGGAAGCGAAGCTTTCAGGGCCTCCGCGCCGACGTACTGCCCGCGCCCCTCAATCTCGCCTTCCTGCATGGCGATAATCTCCCAGAGTTCCCCCCTGGACTGGAAATCTGCCGAAAAATGTAATTTCATGTTAAGTTCAGCCGCCCCTTAAACGCTTTCCCCGGCTTAAACTTCACACCTTTCTGCTCAGCGATAATCATAGCCTCACCGGTTTGCGGATTACGCCCGGCTCGCTGCGCATTGATCTTAGGCGCGAAAACTCCAAAGCCGCGCACTTCCACACGGTCGCCCGCCACGATAGCGTCCTGAATAGCCTCAAAAACCAGATTAACAGCTTCTTTGGCCTGCTTCTGTTGTATACCTGTAATAGAGCGCACTCTGGCGCTGATTTCATCCTTAGTCATAGTCTTCCCCTTTTTATGCCGGAAATATTCGGCCTGCACAAAGCGATCCATCAACCGCCCGGCAAGTTCCCGCGCGTCCTGCGCCGCCTCGTACAAGTCGATATTTGTAATGTGTTTCATGTCCTTCCTTCTTATTCCTGCTTATGCGCAATCCCTGTAGTTCAGATGGACGCCACCTCGGAAGGTGAAGCCCACCCCTCATCCATCACCAAAATCGTAGTACACCCACACCGGATCACCTCGCCCGCGGGCAGGGCCGGATCGTGCGGCCCATCACACTCATAGCCGCCGACCAGGAATTTCTCATCTATGCCTATGGTCTGGCCGTCCAGAGCCGCATGATGGAGCCTGGGGTGCTGAACATTGCCGCTGTGCAACCACTGCTTTTTCATGCGCCCCGGAAACTTTTGCTCGATTGATTTATAACGCTGCTCCGCCAGGACGTTAAAAACCCTGTTTGCCTCCGTGCGCCAGATGGCCTCGGCCCGCGCCGCAATAGTGCGAAAAGGCCCGGCCTCATCGATCTGCCCGGCGATAGTCTGTTGGATCTCAAAAGGCGTCTTAATGCCCAAGACTCCCTGGCGCAGTTCGGTCTGAATCAGCCTCTTACCGTCCGCCGTCAGCCCGCCGATAAGCTGGCCCGGGTCGTAGCCCGTCAGCATCTCGACCGCCTGGCGGCTTGCACGCGGCAGGGCCATCGTCATTCCGGCCTTTGATAGCGGTACATCAATCGCCTCCTCGACCGCTGCGGCAGTATTGTCGAGAGTGGCGTTCAATTCTCCTGCATAGCGTTTTTCCAGGTCTTTAGCCAGCCGGTCAACGTCTTTCAACATCTCGTTATAGTACCATTCCCCATATTCAGTCGGGGAATTTGCCAATTTCAAAAGCACCTGATCGCGCATCTCCGCCAGAATCTTTTCCGCCTGCCGCACGCCGTCGTCGGTCAAATTCCCCACCTTTTCGGCGGCCTGCCTGGTAGCCTCAGCAAATTCAAAATTTTCGTACACTTATTCTTGCTTATTCCTAATTCCTGTAGTTTTTTCACTTCTAAGCGATTTTCTCACCAACCCGCCCCTACCTACCTGTAAAAATAGTTAAACGTTTCTGAGCGAATTTAAACGATATTTAAACGGTGTTTCATTGCACTTTATAGAGTGCTTTTTTAGCCGCATAAATTAACAAATTATCAATCGCTTTACGTTTGTTTTCCACCACCGGCATTTCCGGAGCCTTAAAACGGTCGATCCCATCCGCCACTATAAACAGCGTGCCCCAGTGCTGCCGAATCAGCCAGCGCCCCACATAAAGCGTGCGCCCATCCGCCAACTGAAAAGCCGGGCCGTTGTAGCCCCCCGGCAACCTGACCGGAGCCTTCGGTTCTTCCCCTTTCTTCTTATTCCCCCCTTGAGGGGGGCCAGGGGGGTGTTCTTCCGTCCTACGTGTTGTCTTACGAGTTGTCGTCCTCTTCCTCGTCGCCATACTCTTCTTCTCCTTCTTTTCTATCCTTGTTTATGGTAATCCCTGTAGTTTCCTATAATCCTCCGTCATCCTGGCCTCATCCTCCGCCTCCGCCTCATACTCATCCGCAAGCTCAGAACCGAGATCCTTAATCGCGCTGCGATACACCTGGCGGGCCTCCTCGCGCGTCAACCATTGCCTGTCTTCGGCCACAAGCAGAGACGACGACAGTTTACTCAGCACGTTCGTCATCTTGTCCATATCCTTTTCCGATATGGTGGGCGCGACCATCTCAAACTCATCATGCGGCAGCCCCTTCTGATCCAGTTGATAAGCCAGTAGTTGGCGGAACATCTCCATGATCTTCCACTGGCGTCTGTTCAGGTGCTTGAGGGTCGGGAAATACATTTCAGCGGCGGTCGCTCGGTTGACATCCCCGCCGTCGCCAAACCAGTGCCCCGGAAAACCGCCGCCCTTGCCCGAAATGGTGAAATTTCGGATCAACCGAAATCCCGTTTCATGTTCGCTGGCCCCTAGATCCGGGGTCTGTAATTCCCATTTGATACGCTCATTATGCGCATTGACCGTGTTCTTATCCGGGATCGGGGTGTTGGCTATAAATTCGTCAATCTCCTCCTGGCCCATGCCCTCGCAACTCACATCCCAGAGTATGCGGCTGGCGATGTCGGCCCGCTCCAGCATTGATGAAAGATAATCGTCGCTTGCAAATATCCAATCCAGGGCCGCCAACAGATCCGAGGTCCCCCGCAGACTGGGGCCAAGTTGATCGTATTGCTCGCCGTTGACAATGGTGCGCTCATTCACTGCAAAAAAGAAGCACTCCCCGGCTGTGAAGGTTGCGCGCATCTCGCGGGCTTTTTCGCTGTAAACCTGCTCTTCCGTATAACCGGCCGGAACCGCCGTTCGCAGAATTTCATCAGTCGTGTTTTTGAGCTTGACCCCGATCACCATGTCCAGACAGACCGGATCAACAATGGTGCGCTCGATAATATAGGGGTGTATATTGCCGATCAGCACATCGCCGGAATTAGGATGCGTATGCACGCTATAGCACTGCTCCCCAAAAAGCGAGAGCTCCTCTGCGCGCCGGTCCTGGTTCCAGGGAAAGTTATTGACCGGATGCTTCCAAAAATCATTAAGGGCCTCTTGCACGCGCTCGTCATCGCTTTTGAACTCAAAGCCATTGCCAATAATAATATCAACCGGCTTTTCTACCAGCCCCCCGCCCAGGGGCGAGAGCATAAAAGCCAGATAAGCCCGCCGGATAATCTCATCCTGATTCAGCCAGATCAGCGGGTGTCCGCCCTGCGAGCGATAGCCCTCCTTAAAATCCTGCTCGCGCGCCGAAGCCAACAGCCGCTGCTGCCGCTTGCGGTAAGCCGCGCCAGTAATCTTTGTGTATGCTTTTCCGTTAGCGTCTACAATCATCTTTTTAATTGACAATTGACAATTCTCAATTCCTGTAGTTTCTCAATTCCCCTCGCTCCCGCCGAAATCCGCTTAGCCCGCGCCGACCCTGTTCCTGCTCCTTAACCTTGCGGCTGCTGGCATAAGCCGCTTTACGAGCCTTGTCACGCGCAAGGTCAAAAGCATATTTCAAAGCATCCGGCCCGTCGTCATGTTTCCCGGAGGGGAAATCAAGCATCTGTTCCACCAGCAGCCCAATGTCCGACGTATAGCCGTTTTCATCTTTTTGGAAAACAATTGACCCGTTTTCCACAAACCCCGAAAGCCCCTCAATACGCGCTTCTTTATTTGCTGTTGATGTCATACCATTTATCCGGATAGCGTATCCTTTTTCTTTGGCTTTATATGCCAACAAGTCTTTGTAGAGCACCTGAAAGCCGTTTTCCTCAAATCCGATCAGCACCCCCGGAAATTTTCGCTCAATCACATACAACTGCTCCAGCACCGCCTGAGTAGTGCATTTTCGAATAAAGGCATAACGCACGTAGTAGATCGCATTAATCAGCGACCCCACCACCAGCGCCTTAAAATCATGCCGCTTCCCGCTGCGGGCGCTCGGATCAAAAAATGCCGTCGTGATCAATTTTTTTTGCCACAGAGATCACAGAGATCACAGAGAAGATATGTATTTTTTTCTCTGTGCCCTCGGTGATCTCTGTGGCTGTCATGCGGCTTTCAATTCCTGTAGTTCCGCCGCATGAAAGCCCTGAAACCAGCTTTCCTGAAACACACTGTCCTCATCCCGGGGATCGTTTTGATACTCCTTGTTGAATCTCCGGGTTCCAATTCGAAGTCTTGTTTTGTGCAATTCCCCCAGGGGGAACCGCTCCGGCCAAAGGCTGTATTCGCGGCCATCGGCATCCGTCATAATCGCTTTCCAGATCTTGCCGATAACCTCCGGAAATTCCGGATCAGGTGAATTATTCAAATTCAGCACGCGCGCCAGGGCGCTCTTGCGGGCCAGGATCGTGCCGATCCAGAGAAACGAACTGCCGCTGTCGCTGACCGGGATCAGCCGGTTATAAAGCACTTCAAAGATCGTATCCAGCAGCGCGTCAGTACGCTCCTTGCTGCGGGCCTGCTGATCGTCCTCAATATCGTCTAAGAGGATCAGGTCGTTTCTGGGACCGCGCAGTTTCTCACCGCGGCCTTTGGCCGTGAAATATACATCCTGCCGGGTCACAAACTCGCCCGATCCTCCTTTTTTGATAATCTCACCAAAGTCCTGAAGGATGCGCGGATTCTCTTCAATCGATATTTTAAGCGGCTCGCTCAACTCCTCGGCCAGGTCCTCAGACCCCGAAACCACTGTGATCCGATGGCGCTGAACATGACAGATCTCGCGGCAGATCCGGATCAGGGATCGCGTTGTCTTACCGTGGCCCCTGGGTGCTCCGTAAGCCTGGATCTCACATCCCCGCAGGTCGTAACCCTCAGAAAGCTCGCGATGAAACCCCGGCACCGACTGCCCGCACATATACGGCAGATAGGTCTGTCCAAAGGCATCGTCACCAACCTTCGTAGCCTCGATACGCTCATCCCGTTTTCCCGGGTCCAGCGGACTGAGGGCGCTCTTCATCTTGGCCCGCAGACGCTGAAGTTTAAGCCTGAGTTCGCGTCGCAAAAATCAAAGATGATAGCCACAGAGATCACAGAGGTCACAGAGAAAGATCTTTCTTTTCTCCGTGTTCTCTGTGTTCTCTGTGGCTATCCGTGTTCTATTCTTTCCAATTCCTTCCGGGCCGTCCCATGACTCGCCAGGGCCGCCTCAATATCAAAGACCACACTCTTCAATCCTTCTACATCAAACGTCTCGGCCACCTCATCCAGGGGCTTAATGCGCTGCCCGCCCAGTCGCTCCAGTTCCTGCAGCATGCGGTCGAGCTTCACCAGGGCGGCGGCTTGCTGCTCATTGAGTTCAGCCTTGCGGCCTTGTTTTGCATAATCCATTTACACATCCTCCTCTAAACGCCGCAGGTGCTCGCGCTTTTCTTTTAGTACGCCAAAGGCGATTTCATAACCCTTGACAGCCTCCCTCAAATCGTCAAGCTGTCCTTCCAGAGCATCAAAATCATGGACCACCGAGGTCGCCCAGTGAATCGCATTTTGGCGATTGTGGATTCTGACGTGCAGCTCCTCGATCTCCTTTTCTATGAGGCTAATCATGCCCTGTTTTTGTAGTTTCTCTTGTGTCGCCATAGGCTGCTAATATCTCCAATGTTTTCAGGAGCACTCCGTTGAGCGTCTCGCGGTCGCCTGCCAGCTTCAGGCAGGCGTCAATGAGCTTGTCGTTGTCCTCGCGCAGCTTGCTATTAATTTGAAATAGCTCCTTAACACTGTGATGATACAGCCACAGCGCAAAGAGGGCCACGGCCCCGCTGCCGGATTGCAGGATCAGCTTGACAATCTCAGAATCCATTTTTCCTTTTCTTGCTTATCGCCCTTCTTGTAGTTATTTATCCCGACCCGGCGTTGACCATGCGATCCAGGATCTTGCAAATATGCTCTTGCGCCGTGTTGACCTTGACGATCACGGCCATAATTACCGCAAGCTCTTCGTGTATTTCACGCTTAAATTGTTTGAGGTCCCGGAACAACTCTCGCAACGCCAGACCCAATAAGACCTGGATCACCAAAAAGCTCAGCAGCGATACGACCATAAAAACGATCAACACACTATTCGACATCTTTTAATTGTCAATTTTCCTGTGCCTCCAGGCTTTCCAGGAAGGCGTTAACCAACTGAAACTGCGCCTCCAGGCTCTCGCCCGAAAGCGACTTGCGGCAAAAATCAATATAGCTGTCCATCACAAGCACGGATTTTTCCAGCAGGCGGGTCTCTTTGGTGATTTTTTCGGCCAGCAGCATCAACTTGTAAATGCCGTCAATGGCCCCGGCGTCAATCTCAGAAGGCGGCAGAGAGCGCAATTCCCCGGCCTTTGCCCTCAGAATATCGAGTGTAAACCTGGCGATCTCCCCGGGGCTGGTGGCGCGGGTCTTACGCTTTTCGACCCAATTCCCTTTCTTACACCATTGCCCCAGGGTCTTGTTGGATATACCCAGGACCTCAGAGATCTCGCTCAGAGTTTTGCCGCTATTAAAGAGCTCCTCGGCTGCCGGACCGTACTGTACGAATTTGCCCAATACTACTCCTCTGATTTCGCGTGATAAAAGTTGATCGCTTTGGCGACATCCTCAGACACGGCGCGCGACTGCACTTCCGGATCACCCAAGATGTAAACGGTGGCCTTGACCGATGTCTCGATTATTTTCTCTACATTAGCGCCGATAGAAGTGACATGCTCCACAGTTTGGGGGTCAAACACGCGACCGAGGGCCATGATGATTCTTTGGATTTCTGTCATGCGTATTTTCTCCTATAGATAGAATGTAAATAAAAGACGAAAGTTTTTCTATACCTTAGGAGAAAATACAACCTAAAAAAGGTGTAGTCAAGTTAGGAATGCGTGGGGTGTTGGGGTGGGTTTTAA